AAAAAAAGGACTGAATTTTAAGTTCAGTCCTTTTAATATGTTTTGATTTGTTTTGTTATGCGTCTTTATGCTTTTCGGGGCATAGCCGATTAATTTTAACTTGGCATATCTCCTTGGAATCATAACCTGAGTTTCCGTAATTCCGATACCAATATCGACTGGAGACAAAAGATTGTTTTTTCAAAAAGACAGTTTCATTACTGTTTTCTTTAGCTAAATCATAGTGTTGTCGCAGGACTAACGAGTCATTGACAAAGACTGGATTCAAAGAAGTTAATACCTCTACGCTAGAAACTGTAACAGCCTCAATTAACACTTTTTCAGTTTTTGCTTTATCCTTTTCTAAGCTCCGGACGCTCACTTGTGCAAAGCTTGAAATTGCAAAACAAATACTCAACGATAACAATAGTACTTTTTTCATTGGTTTAAATGTTGATTAATAATTTATCGAACACGAAGATAACAAAAACTTTTACAATTAATACTAATTATTAGTATTAATTTCCAAATGCGGAATCAAAATCGAAACTTTTTTCAAAATCAATTGGTCCGGAATCTTTTTTACGCTGATCAATCATTTTGGAGTTTTGAGTGGCTTGTCTGTCCAATCGAATATCTTTGGCATCTTCTTTGTATCTGTCAGCGTCCATTTTGGTAACTGATTTTAACTTCTCAATGTAAACGTCTTGCTGGAATTCAATTGCTTTTTCCGGAGCTTCAATACGTTGTGTTTGCTCTAGTTCATTTAATCTGATTATAGACATTTTTTGCTCTTTGTCTATATCGATTTGGCTTTTTACAACATATTCCTGTGTTTTAGCGTGAGAAGCCGCTTGTGCTGCTGCAATGTCATTCTGGCTTTTTTCCTTTGCCATAATAGACTGCTCTTCCATGCGCTGTTTGATGCGTTTTCTTCTGCGGTATTTCAAGTAACGATAAGCGGATTTGATATTGTTTTTGGCAATGTTTTCAGCTTGAATTTTGTCCTCAACATCTATCGTTCCTTCTTGTAATGCAATGCCTAAATCTTTCTCAAAATTTGCCATTTGTTGTTGCGAAGGAAGCATTTCTACGGTAAATCCAAATTCGTGCAGGCTTCTGTCGGCCAAGGCTTCCAAAGCATCCAAATTGTGTTTACCAACTGCGTTTTCATACATTTTTCTCAATCTACCGTCATCATCAAATTTGAAAATGGAATGAATTCTGGAAGATATAACTTCGCAAACACGCTTGTTAAAGTCTATTGCAGAATCTACAATATGCTTAGTGGCGGTGTTTCCGGCTAATATTTGCATTTCGCTCACACCAACCAACGCATCTGGGGAAAGTGTTCCATCGTTACCAGGAGTGATTCCAGTAATTTTGTACAATTGGTTTGCATAATGCGCCCATGAATTTAGTAGCGGTGTAATGGCATTTCCTTGTGCATTTCCCATAGGTCGTGCTGCTGAACCATCCTTCACTCCCATTTCTCCCATATCAATGCGCTCCGTAAACACAACCCCTTTTACGTTAAGTAAATTCAATGCGGTTTTCCAAGTAGCTTTTTTGGAATCTCCTTTGGCTCCTTCCAATACGGCAAGATTATCCAAATTGATTTCGGTTAAATCCGGCTTTAATTCCAAAATTAATTGTTGCAGTTTTAAATGTTCTCTTTGCAATTCTCTACATACTGGCTCGATATCACCCAAAAATGATTTCAAGTTGTTTTTGTAGATTTCGGTGGCGCGGGCAATGAATGGAGGCAAAACCTTATTCATTTCGTCGCGAACCAAATTCTCGCACTCTTTATAATCATAAATGTCATTGGATCCAATGATATAATTTCCTTCGTACCAAGTGTCTAACGTTTTTGAAGCTTTTAATCCTTGTTCTGCAGGAGGATTAAAACTTTCATCACGCTTAGAGACTTTGATAACCTCTCCTTTTCTGTTCAATTTTTTCTTGAAAACAATAGTTTTTGATGATTTGAAAGTAAAACGCATTACATCTATTTTCATGTGTAAAATAGAATCTATTTCGCATGTAGAGAAATTATAGCCGGTATAATTAGAATTAACACTGCTGTATTTTTTGGCAATTTCTCTCAATTTTACATCATCGAAATCGCTTTCTCTTTTGATATCATTGATTGTTACAGTATCTACAACAAAATGATAAGTAGCATCGCTAAAATTATTTTGGGTAACAAAACTATGTCCGTAATTTTCGGGATCAATGTATTTTACTTTTACACCATCCATCTTATCGGTATAAACACGGGCAACAGCAAGGCCAATTCGAACTAAATCTTTGTTTTTTTCCTGCTCGATATAAGTCCATTCATTGGTTCTTTTTACAAAATCGATCATGATTTCTTCGGCGATTTCAATGTCTGGCTTTTCGTCCAGTTCCATTTTAAGCGCCAATTCTTCCTCGTCTTCCGGAACAAAACCTTTTGGACGCAAATCAATACCCAATAATTCATTTGCTTTTTCAAGCATTTCTTTGGAGTACATGTTTTTTCTATAGTTATCCATGAGATTCTTTCTCAATTGAACAGAAATAGCATCAACAGCACGAATATCAAGCCTGTAATTTTCGTCGTTAATACCGTTGGAAACAATGTTGCATGGAGTCTGTGCAAAATTAAGCTGTGTCCAGTCCAGGTTGTTGTATTCCAAGTCACCTTCGTTACGGGAGATTAAATCCTTTTCGGTTTTGGTATCGCTTTCGCCACGGATAAACAGACGCTTATCTATAATCCATTGTCTTCTGTCCATAAAACGGCATCCTACAGCAATCATACCGCCACCAAACCATTCTTGTTCAATGACTTTGGCAACTTTTAAACCGTATTCAGGAGATTTTTTTTCTGCATCTGGAGCCAATGGGTCTGGCATTCCGTAGATTTTTTTTGTTTGTGTACTCATTGTCTTACTGATATATTACCGCTGTTATTGTATGTTGGTAGTGGAATTACTCTTGGTTCGCGTGGTTTAGCCTTGATCTCTAGTTTTTGGTTACCCAATCGAGATAAAGATGAACTGATATAGGCATCATATTTGGTTCGCTGTTTTGGGTCAACATCTTTCCATTGCATTAATGTTCTTGTGAATGGCATAAATCCCATTTCTCCCTGTAATCTATTGCCTCCTTCACGGGCAACACCTACATAATCTTCGATGTAACTTTCTATGGCGAAAAATTGCTGTTCACCTACTTTGGCATCCTGTGGAGGGATTCCCCCGTATTCTTTCTCTGTAGCACTTAATTCTTTCCATGTCTTGAAAGGATTGTTCATACTGAAATGGCGATACCCTCTATCCTTAATCATGGTTAAAAACTTCTCATTTGATAGCTCGCAAAGCATGGGCATGGAGTAATACACCATCATCATCAACATATCTTCAAAAAACAATTCTACCGTGGCGGGGCGGTCAATGTATTCAACAATAAAAGCTTCATTTGGCAATGCGCTTGTGTTGGTCTTGGTTGATAAATGTGCGGCTCCTTTTGAGCCTCGGCTATCTACGGTTTTACTTCTGTTGTAAGGGTCAACTCCAAAGCATCCGATATGGGATGCAGTTGGCGCCCAAGCCAAAACCTCATTTATTAGTTTTTTTTCTTTTTTGTTTCTAAAGTCTTCCGTAGGATGGCAGTGTTTGGCAATCCAAAATCTTCCGTTTGGATTTGGATTCCATTGGACTGTTGTGTCTTGAACACCACCAACCCAAGTAAAATTTCCACGTTCTATATCATCAGGTTTTGCTTCGAATTCATTGTGGTCGATTTGTTCGCTCAATTTCATTAAGTTGAAAGAACAATCTGTGGCTTCATCACGGAAAGCATCACGCTCACTTCTCGGGAACTGACGCATAAACTCATTGTACTTTTCAGGATCATCCTTTAAGCTTTCCAATTCGTTTTTTAAATAGGTATCGGAACCTACTTTTATCATTTTACCCAAATCATTCATTACTGGTTCTTCCGGGTCTTCGACAATTGAGAAGCCAAAAACATCAAAAAAACCTTCTAAGCAAAAGGCAGCATCGATAAAAATTCGATACAATCCTGATTTAGTTTGTCCGTTTTTATTTCGTTCCAAAGGATTGCTGTCGTCCCAAATCTTTTTGAATTCAGCACCTCCTTTTTTCATGGCGTTTACAGTGGATCCTACCATTGATTTTCCAACGATATTACTACCCAAACGGTGAGCTGTTTTTACAATTTGCCAATACTCAGAAAACGGAACGTCTTTCGGCCATTTACCGCACTCGTCGATAGAAGAGCGAAATATTTGCTCACCGTCCATTGCATTAAGCTCTGTATTGTGCCAGCTTATAATACTGTCCAGTCCTTCGCCTTGGGAAATACCCTCACCTGCTTTTCTTTTTTTGGACGGCTCAGAAAACACCAATTCTGTTTTTGGTGTGGTTTGTCCGTCAAAAATTGGCATAAAAAAGCAAGGCAATTTTTTGAATGCCCGAACCAAACGAACAAACATTTTCTTGGCATCATTTCCTTTTTTGGAAATAGTACCCAATATTTTATTTTCGTATTTAGTGCCTGATTCTAATTGCTCATTATTACAAAGTGCGGACCAACCAAAACGTCTGTTTTTTACATAATCAATTCCATAACTGCGATCATCGGCTTTACATGCTTCCCAGTAAATCATCAATTCACTTTGGATGATTCGTAGGTTTGGGTAGAATCCCATTTCATTATAGTACTGCAGAAAAAACCAATACGTACCAGTAAAATAAACAGCTTTACCATTCAGATAAACCCAAACACCTTCTTCTCTTTTTCGGAATTGGTTCTCAATGAAATCAACATATTTAGATTGAAATTGAGTGGATTCATTCAAACCATCCGGAACAGGTTCGCGTTTCCATTTTTGATTGGGAGCTGTTTTATCCCAGTTTAAAATTTCTTTATGATCAGGTTTTTCAGGAAATCCAATTTGTAGACCATTGATATAATAAATTTCGCCAAGAGTTCCGTCTTTCGAAATTATGATTACATCAATAGATTCATCGTAGCCATATTTCCAAGATTTAGCCTTGTTACGGGCCAGTCTTGTTTTATGGTCAACAATTTCTTCTTCTACTTTATGTCCTAAATAAAATATCATCTATGCTTTGTTTTCTTCGGCTTTCTTTTTTGTCCAGCTTCTTTTTGGTGGTTCCGGAGAATTGCTTTCTTCGGATTCTTTTGCTTTTAAATCACTTTTGAATAGTTCAGGGGCATTCAGTTCTATCTCCAGGTTGTTTATCTTTTGGAGCATTCTGTCGGCATTGTCCAAAGCTTTGTTTCGAATGTCAATGAAGGCAAACATCTGCTGTTCCGCTGTCGCTATTACTTCTCCATCTTTTTCGATATTCTCAAAAACAGGAAGAGGCTTAGTTACCGCTTCAAAAGTTTCATCAACCAGTTTTTGATATTTTTGAACTAATTCCGGAATGGATTTTTGTCTGCTTTCCTGTAATCGTTTTTCCTGTATTTTTTTTTCGTTTTCTTCCATTGTAAAAATTTTTTACTTTTAGTACTAAAAATTAGTACGCAATTAAACGTAGAAAAGCATCTTTGCTTATTATTTGACTATTGCTATAGTTGCTATTGATATTGCTACTCCAGCGACTACCTGCCAAAACGTTTTCTTCCTTTTCTCTCTTCGAAGGGATTTTTCCGTATTTTCTACAACTCGTTTTTGAATATGATTGGCTTTATTTAATTCGACATTAGCCTTAGTTAAATTGCTATTGATTGTGTCTTTTACGGCACTTTTTTGTTCCTCGATAGCTAATTCGTCCTTAACTAATTTTATTTCCTCAAAACATCCGTCTCGCTCGATGGTTTCCTTAATATTTTGCTTGGCTACTGAATCAGGAAGCGCAACGCCATATTGTGTAATTACTACTGGAGTTTCATACCTTTTTTGATAATAAACGGCAATGCCTTTTGTTGTCAGACTTGGAATTTTCTCCAGTTTAGTCCTTGTCTCTTTTTGAACATAAACAATTTCCTTTTTTACCTTTTGCTTTTTGGTTTCAAGGATAGTTACTTTATCATGCAAAGAGTTTATGGCATCAGCATATTTTTGAGCGCTGGCTTCGTGTTGTGCCGCTTCTGTTTTTAGAATGGCACTAGAAAGTTGCAGTTCTTTGTTTTCGGTGCATTTGCTGAATAAAAGAATTCCAAGCATAATTGTTATTGCGTAATGTAATACTTTGGTCCAGTTGATCGCGGTTAGGTTTATTTGTCTCATGATTTCTAAATTTCTATGTGAGCAAAAATTGCTGTTTTTTTACTTCTGTTTCTTCTCATAACCTGCCCTCCATTACTGTCATTTCCGACAGCCGTGTTACCCTCAATTGTTTCAAAAGTATCTGTAGTGAGCCATTTTACAAATATTCCGGTGTGGTCGTATCTTCCGTCGCTATTCCAATCAAAAAAAAC